ATAAGAAATCCCTTTGCGCGGTCCAAAAGAGTATTTGTAAGACCTGCTATTGCCCTTGTTACTGATTTGATTATCCCATCAATACTTGATACAAGGTCAGAAGCACCTCTTTTTGCTAGATTGGTGTAATAAGATAATTTGTTCAATAGTAATTTTATATTGCTAATAATATCAGCAGGACCTTCACATCTTGATGGTTTATATATTGGTTCTTTTACATTGCCATCTTCTACTTTGGTTTTATGTGCCTGGGATGCTTGTAAGGGACTTGCAATAGATTCTATAGGTTTCTTATCTTTTTCAAGATTTTGATCTTTTTCTGGAACGGGTTTTAATTTCTCACCACACTGTCCCTTGTTTGCAGTTCTTAACTGATAAAAATTAGTTGGGTCACCTTGGAATATAGAAGGTTCATTTTGCTCATTAACACCAAAAGTTCCTAAGATAACAGGCTCTCTACCCTCTTTCCCGTCAGCATAAAAACCAATTACATGGGCACCTTGTCTTAGTGCTGCAGTTTGCTTTGACCCACCAAGACCAGAACCCGCAGTGACTGGATAAACAACTTCCGCCATCTCGAGAAGATCTGCTTCCGCAGAATTACCTTTAATCGCATAGTGTCTTCCCACTACAGCAACTTTATATCTTTTACCCCATCCTTTTCGGGGGTTAGATTTCATGCTTTCTGCAAAATGAAGTTTTGAATGTTCATTGGAAACATCATCCTCGCCACATCCTGCCCAGTACTTATCGTCTACGATGACTCCATGCCACCAGTACATTATATTGGAATGTGCCGATTCCTCATTAAAATAACTATTATCCATCAAGAATTAGTCCTCATAAATCCTACATTCGAGTGCATTTGGGTTTTCATCACAGTAGAGTTCCAACGGAGTTGGGTCATGGTCACTATCAGGATGCTTTGACTGATACTTCTCTAAGGAATCAAGTTCACCTTCCAAGTGGCGGCGTCTCTGACCACTTGTATTAGGATTGTCTAATTCATTCTTATCATCATTAATGTGTTGTTGAATTGATCTTTCCATTTTACTTAAATGGTTTTCTGTAAATTGAGTCTCTTACCAAATTGAGTCTCGTATAACAATTATTTTTTGTTATACGGTGACACACATCTGCTATCATATATATACCACCAACCTTCTGACTTACAACTTTATTAGTTTTTCCGGATACTTCTGGGAAATCACAATAAATTAAATCTCCTGCTCTTAAATTAAAATCACCTGCGATTGCAATTGATAACTTATTAGAATATAACTGATTATATCTCATCATTGACTGCCTTACAATTTCATCATAATTAAAGTTTGGTTCCTGGGACTTTGGTATTTGTTGAGAAAGAGTATTTCCTCCAGTCAATATAGCATCATCCGACATTCTACTATTCACATGTCTAGTAACTTTCTCTTGTATGCCCGTATCCGCAGCTAATACTGGTTTTTCCAATCCTCCATTATTTTCTTCTTGGTATTGAAGATCCGAAGACTTGGTATTTTCTCCATATATATTTTTCATTCTATTAAATTCTTGTTTTCTCGCAGTGGTCATTGCACCAGTTTTTACTACATTATCAAGATTTACTGCGCCAATAAAAGAGTAATCAAGAATTTTTCCATCGTAACCATCGGGAATTTGACCAATCAATTGATTATAAATCAACTTCCTCTTGGGTTTTTGCATGAAAAGCATATCAATGGATCTAAAATTAAATCCATCATAAGTTTCATAGAATAAATATCCAGCAAGTTTTCCCAGCGCGGCTGGAAGATCAGGAACACATTTTTTGGCAAGAAAACATCCAAGGTAAAAAGGTTTCTCTGCATGTCCTAAAAAATTATAAGAATTTAATCCAGGATCAGATAAAATGTTTTTAGGGGTTTTTAAAGAATTTTGTAATATTGCAGTAAAAGAATCTGGTATCTTACCATTATATCTACCATAAACCCAATTATCTGCTTGCATATTATTGATAGATTCTTTCGAGTACATATTTACTCGGTATACCACTTTATTCACTGCCTCACTTGATGCACTCGGATCTCCATTAATCCTTAATTGTGTATCATCTATAAATTTTAATTCTGTGCCATATCCATCTACAATTCGCATATGAACCTTTTCACCTGAAGTAATATTTAAATCATCCTTCTCAAGAGGAGCAGTACCATCTTCAGTTCCTTCGCGATAACCACTATCAACAAGAGTTAGTTGTGCTCTCACTGATGGGTCCAATATACTTTCATAATAACTTAGTTCTATAGTAGAATCCGCAACACTAAGTTCTTTCCCATCATAGTTTGAAAAAAATGTTAACTCATTAATTTGACCTTCTCCTGCACCCGCAGCTACGTTAGTCATCGATTATCCTCGCATTAAGTCGTAAGAACTGTTACTATTATTTAATCCTGCGAGTGGGAAACTATCGAGCACAGTGCCGCCACCCACAGGAACAGGAACTTTTTGTATTTTTTCGATTGGCAAAATTACCATCATAGAACCTCCTCCTGGAGTTTCATATAGTGCTCTTGACGCAACATTAGGTACCTTAGGTTTTGATGGGTTTATTGATCCACCTCCCTGCATTGTGCTTGGGGAAGAACCGCTTCCGCGACGGCCTCCCATTCCTCCACCAACCGTAGGTGGAGTAGATGGTGTTGGAGTTTTTGTTTGCCTTTGTTTTTCCGCAGCCGCACCACCAAATACTCCAAGTTTGTCCCACCAAGGTCTTTGTGACTGTATTTTTGCTGCATTTTGTTGTTCTTTTTGTTTCTTTATTTCTTCTTCTTTATTTTTTATAAGTTCCTTTGCTTCTGGACTTGTAGAAGAAATCCACGTTTTGCCGTCCCATACTACAGGTCTTCCATTTAAAATTGCTTCTGTTCCTTTTGGTCTTTCTGCAATTGGACTTTTATTCTTTTCATCTTCTCTAAGTTTTGCAGTTAACTTTGCACCCTCTCCTGAAATTAATGTTTGTGCTACTCTTCTAAGAACAGCATCGGGATTTCCTCCACTATCAATTGTATTAACGTGAAGAGATACGTGATCATATAATCCACCTGCACCATCATCACTTGAACCGGATGCACCTTGCCACCCAACAACAGTTCCTGCTGCAATTTTTTCTCCATTTTTAAATTTTTTAAATGGTTGATTTCCATGACCCATCATAACTTCATACCTTTTTCCATCATTAGGATCAATATACACATAAGAACCAATATGACCAAACCCACCAGGGCCCTGTCCCTTTACAACTCTATTTGTAGATCCCTGGGAAGTTATTGCTGGTTGACCAGCATTTCTTCCACCCGGAACTTTATCATAATAAACTAATTCGAATGGGAAGGAAATTTCCACACCTCTATTTCCATATGGTCCTTGTTCTGAATTATTACCAAACTGTTTCCCAATTTTTCCCTTAGGTCCGAACAGTTCTATATCAGCACCAGTATCTTGACCGTCACGATCACCAAATCCACTAGATATTTGTGCATATGCTCCCCCTGTGCTTCCGGCAACTTGTTGTCCTTTTGCTACATCTCCGGGTTTTATTGCTGCGCCAGAAGGTCTAACAGTTGCTGGTAGTTTTTCAGCCTTAAAATTTATTGGTTCTCTTCTCGCCTGTTCAATAATTTGTCTTTCTTGAGCGGTTGCTTTATCACTAGGTCCAACCCAAGGTTGAATACCACGTTCCTTCATTAATTGAAGTGCTAGTAAATCTTGAACTTCTGGTGTAAATTTTGCACTATCAGGTATTCCTGCTCTTTTTGCTACTCCAGGAAGAGTATTTCCAATAAATTGATATCTACCCACAGCATGTAATTTGCCGGAGCTCCTCCACTCCTCCCATGACATTTTACCGTCATCATATTGTCTTTTTTTAATCTCACCTATAGTCATATCAGTAAGAGGTCTTTTATCTTTATTCCAAGGTGCTACTGTTATATCTCCAGAATATCCAAGAACTTTACGTCCATCACTAGAACCACCTTGATTTACTGCATTATAATTTCCACCAGATTCGTACTTGGCAAGAATTGCTAAGGCCTTTTTTTGTGTAGGGGATAAGTTTGTACTAACACTTGTAACATCACCACCATAATCACCTGGAGCACCCTCACCTCCATCTGAGCCGCCTGCTCCACGGGTTCTATTGTCCTGAAGCATTCCTTCTCTACCTGTTCCTCTTCTACTTGGTCCAGATTTTCCAAGTTCTTTTTTAACTCCACGTAAAGAGTCATCAACTCTCTTTTTAATAGTTCCCTCTAATGCTCTTTCAAAAACAGAAGAATCGTTTCCGGAATACGAATTCATAGATACCAATCCACCATCAGCAAATCCAGAGATTGATTTACGAACAATATCCATTCCTTGAGATGCTGAAGACCTTGCACTTGCCAATGCACTTGTAATTGAAGAAGCAATTCCTTTTATGTCTGGAATTTGTCCTAATGCAATTTGAACACCTGCTGACATTAATGCTCCAACCCAATCTTCGGACTTCCCTAAATTCTCGCCAACTTTAACCAGAGTTTTTAACGCATTTGGTAACTTATATTTGTTCTTTTTTAACTCATCTTTATCTCCGCCGAATAATGAACTTAACCAATTAAAACCAGACCCAAAAGAAAAACTTTCTGGATCGGGATACAACTTTTCTATTTTTTTCTTTCCACCAACATCTTTGCCAGGTCTTAATTTGGCACGAGGCAATTTCTTTATTCGTTTTGTGCCAGATGTTTTTATTGTAGATGATCTAGAAGGTTGACCTTTTGTTTTTTTGACTAAACCGCCTTTATTTTTTTTCTGTATTTTTTTGGTAACCTTTTTTCCACCAAAAATCATATCATAAAGAACACCTCCAATTTCTCCGCCAACAAAACCACCAACACCCGCACCAATAGGACCACCGATTGCAGCACCAACTAATCCTACTAAAACTGATCCTATACCACGAAATGCTGCTTTTCCAACAGGATCTCCAAGCGCCCAAGATAATGCAAACTCAACTAATCCACCAATCAAAGGAATGTTTCTTAATATTGGTTTTACAGATCTCAATAAAACTTTAGTGCCACCCGTTCCAAGAGATGCTACTAAACCTTTCCTTGCAAGATTAGTTACACCAGAGCGACCATATTTTCCTCCAAGGGATTTGACAGCATCCTTTCCAAACTTACGTTCAGCAGCTTCTCTACCAAATCTCTCTGTAAATCTTCTAGCAGTTTTTGGATCAACTACTCTGCCTTTACCAGCACCTTTACCGCCAATTCCAACACTACCTGGGAGACCACCTCTGCCACCTAACCCACCACCAAAACCAACTCCAGATCTAGCAGCAATCATTGCTGCTATAATTGCCAAATTAAGAAACTTATTTAAATTTGATGAAAAACTATCAAAGACTTTCTGGAAGTTTTCTCCACCAATTTGTTTAGTGAAACTTCTAACCTTATCATATGCCTTATATCCCAAATCAATAAAAGTGATGAATCCCCCAAGAAGCATCCCAATACCTTTTTCAACCCAAGAATAAATTGGAGCAATAAATTTTACAATATCTAATAACTTAGGCAAAAATTTAAACAATTTAGTAAATAACCATCCAGCAAAAGTAAATATAATGAATCTTTTGACGGAATCCAAGATACCTGTTTTGGGTAGAGCGCCACTAAGAATTTCAAACCCTTTAAATTTTTTCGGAGACTCTAATTGCTTCTCCTTTTTTTCTCTACTTTTTTTCTCTGTTTCTTTTCTATTAACTTCATTTTCTTTTGAAGATAACTTAAGATTATTTTTTAAGAACTTATCTATTTTTACAACTTTCTTATAAATTTTTAAAGTAATATCACCAGAATTATTTGGACCAGCAGTTTTTACATCGTCTAATTTTAGTGACGATGTAGACGCTCTTACTATGGAAGAAGAACTAGAACCAGGTAAAAACTTTTGAGAATTAATGGCCATTTTCTTATCCTACAATACCGTACATGTCTGCAAAGGACTTTCTTGTTGCGAGTGCAACTGCATCATTAGGAATCGGAGAAAATACTGCAGGTCCTGTTGGAGAAGCTGGAGAACGCATACCTTCCGCAGATTGTCTCATTGGAGGCATTGTAATCATAGATGCAACACTTTCTGCAGAGTATGGAGTTATATTGGGTTGATTAACTTTTGCAGGCAATATTCCTTGCTTGCGTGCATTTGAATCTGGGTCAAGAGAATTCAGTTTTTCTGCAAATGCAACTAACTGTTCCCTAGCACCATTCATCATAGCATCTCTTGTTAAGACATAATCAAAGTCAAAAAGACTTTCTCCTTTTTGGAGTGCAGTGTTAAGTAATGGTGAAAATTGAGTGTCTGCTCCAAACATACTAGTATTAATTCCAAAGTTTGAAGTTATATCCAAAAATCCGCCGCCAAATTTACGTAAAGGTTTTGGATTGCCATAATAATCAGTTACACCACTAGACTTATTAGATCTCCAGTTACTACCACCTTGAGTTGCTGCAGGACCATACATCGCATCAGATGCTTCTCTACCTAATTCTAAAAGCAGTTCTGGTGGGAGTGTTTTATTTTTTCTTGCATTAATATATGCTCTTTGAATTTCTGCAGGAGATACTCCACCTTCAATTCCTCCTCCACCTTGTCTCTTCTTAACTTTACCACTGCCTCTTCTTCCACCCATTCCACCGCCGGAAGGAACATATGATTTTGGTTTCACTCTATTTTTATACATCAAATCACGTTGAGCGTCTTTCAAATTGCCACCTAATTTTTTCATCATTTTTTTCTGAGTCTCTGTGCTTGCTCCCCTTGCTTGCAAAGACTGTAAAGAATTTGCTAGACCCTCTTTATATTTTTGTCTTCCTAAAAGTTCATCATTCGCCCTATAGGCATTTGGATTTATCATTCTCCCAAGTGCTTCAAGGGGATTTGATGTACCTTCACCTGGTTTTGGACCTCTTACATAAACAAGTTTTCCAGCACGCTTTGCCTTATAACCAACAAAAGGTCTACCCTTATCATCAGTCATTATTTGAGTTTTGGGCGCATCTTCAAAAGATTGGTCCTTTAGACCATACCCACCTTTAGTAGCACCTCCTTGATATGTCTTAGCACCTAATCCCCCTAATATTGTCCTTGCTTGTCTAGACAATCTTTCAGAACCAGTCTCACCTCCAAGTTTAATTACCTTATCTAATATTCCACGGAAACTCTTTTGATATCTTTCCTCGTTATCAACTAGTTCTCTTAACTTTTCTATTCTTGCTGCAAGTTTTTCTGGAGATTCTTTTCTTGCCTTTTCAATAGTAGAAGCAAGTCTTTTTGCTTCCACATAATCAAGACCACTTTGTAGTAGATAATTTAATATAAGTTCTGCGCCAAAACTCTTAAGATTTCCAAACCCACCAGGAACTTTCATATTTGTTCTTATCTGAGGTATCCGTTGCCCAGAAGTTCTAACATTTGTAGAAAGTGCTGATGTTGTTCTTCTTGACAATGGTGCTGAAGTTTTTGTCGCTGATGCAGATGCCTTTACATTTTCAACATCGCGAACAAATTTTGCCCACTCTGGAGGTTTTCCAGTTTTCATAAAAGTTTTCATAAAATCGCGAGATGCTTTATTAATTGAATCTATATCCCCATACATTGATCCTTTCCTGAATTTTTCAGGATTTAATTTCATATAATTTGACCATGCTTCTTGCGCAGCAATTGGATTTCCAACCATTCCTCCTTTAGAGAATCCTAAAATTCCACCCAGACTCATTAAAGGAGTATTGCCAAATAATTTAACTTTGCCCGAATCCACAAAGTTTGGTTTTCTATTTTTTACTTGGTCAGCAATATCATAACCAGTTTTATTGTAAATGTCAGTTCTATCCTCTGGGGTCAATACAATTTCACCAGCTCTTGCGGCGATTAATTGAGTGTCTCTCCCTGCACCAGTAATAGGAATACCAGTGTTTTTATCAACTCCATTATATCCACCTTCAATACGAGCACCTCTAGAGAATCCACCAATTCCTCTTTGGAGGATTTGCTCTCTCATTAATTGTGATGCTCCAGGAGTTTTCCCTTGGTTCTTGGTTTGTCCTGGTGTTACTGCATTTGGATCGATTTCTCTTCTTCTTTGTTCATTCTGCTGTGATGCTATATAAGCACCACCGCCTGCAGCGACTGCACCAAGAGTTATTGCAGAAGCTAACGGATTAGCAGCGGCAAAACGACCAACTCCTAGCGCACCTTTTCCTAGACCTTTAACAATCCCAATTAATGCGGGGATAAGTTTTAATACTTTACCGGAAAAAGCAGCAACAATAGTTACTATTCCTTTTACAAATCCACCAAAAGGTGTCATGAATAAAGAAACGGCACCAAGTAAAGCAGGCCACCAATCCTTTAAAAATCTTCCAAGTGTTTGGACTTTCTTTTTGTTTTTTGGATCACCTAACCAGTTCATGAGCATAGTAAATGCTCTTCCTAGCAAAGTGAAAAATATAAAATTTAAAATTCTATCAAATATATTTTGAAAAGGTGCCAGCATTTTTTTGACAGCACCAGTTATTAACTTTCTCCCTTTTTCTAATCCACTTTCTTTTTCTTCCCTTTTTTTATTTTCTTTCTCTTTTCGATCAGTTTGAAATTTTTTTTCTTGTAACTTGTTTAATGATGTTAATGTTTGAAATATAGATTCTAAACTTTTATCTATCCTAACAAGAACATTATTTGATGATTTTACTATATTTGATTTTTTAACTGTGGCGTTATCATCTTTAACTTGCTTTTTAACTAATGTTGCACCTCGAACTGACAATAGTTTTTTTGCAGAAACCTTTGCAGTTTTGGGAGTTGGTTTTTTATTAACCAATCTTTCTGGTTGAATTCTAATTTTCTTTTCTTTTTTCTTCGTCTTTACTCTTTTTAATTCATCTTTAAGTAAAGTAAAGTCTTTGCTGGAAATTTTTTCTCCAAAAGCAGTTACGCGAAGTAACCTTTCTTTTAGAGTTTGTGTATAAGTTCCATAATCAAGATCAAAAGTTTCCTCAAGTCCAAGTAACTTAAGTATTCTTTCATCTATACTTTCAGTTATTGGTGCGTTTGCATTCATGAGGAAACTTTTTATTGAGTATTTATTTTAGAAACTCATATTATTAAAATTATTAGACTGTTGTCTCGCTTTTTGCTCTTCTTCTTCCAAATGCTGTTTAAGCAAAATAGTATAAATGTCTCTTTCCCATGGTATCATATTTTCAATTTCAGTGAGACTCCATTTATGATATTGGATTAAAGCAAAATTTAACTTGAAATAATTTTCCAAGTCCATATGAGACATGCTTACACGAAAAAACTGGATAAACCCTCCAAGGTTACTTCACTTTCAACTTCAGTTTTTGGATTTTTAATTTGAATAGTATGAGAAAGTCTAGGCATTGTCTCAAAAAATTGTTCAATTTGTTTGAACTGGAATGAATTCATTTGCTCCAAAAAATCTAATAGTTCTTTTTTGGATACATCTGCTGCAGACCAAACCTCATCTTCGGTGTAAATTTTATCAATACAAGAAGCAATCAAATCAAATGATTGATCCATACTATTTTCTTGAGAAAAATCAAAGTTATTCTTAATAAATTGGTCAAGTGATGGATACTTCATCTCCATCATAATAGAATCATCAACCTTAATTTTTTTATCATGGGCGGAGTTTCTTTGAACTTCAATATCATCTACATTAATTTTTACAGGAACTGTGGTTTCCTGGTCATCAGGACAGATGATATTGACTTCTATTTCTTCCCCTACAGACTTACCGCGAATATTTAAGAACAAATATTCAATATCAAATGTTGGAAGTGTTTCCACTTTCACATTCTTGGTTTCAATACAGTTTTTAATAACTGTTTTGATTGCGGTAGTAATCTGCTTAGTATCTTCGGATTCTAGTGCTAGAACCAAAAGTTTTTCTTCCTTTACCAAAAAGGGACGATACTTGATTGTTTGTCCAGTTGATGGTAAGTCAAGTTCATATGTTGGCGTAGCAATCTTTGGTAATACCATTTTAAAATTCAAGTGTAATACTATCTGGTATATTTATTACCCAAAGAATCATTTAAAATAAACCAAACGTAACACCATCAACACTCTGTCCATTAAGTAGATTTCTTGCGTTTTGACTTTCTTGTTGACCTGCCAATGCTCTTTCTTGTGCCACTGCGTCCAGTATTTCAGCATTAGTTATAGCACTACTTCCCGCATTTTTATTAACTGTAGGTTGTGTTGGAGATGCTTGATTTGATACTTTTGGCAAATCAGCAGCGCCAGCACTAGAACCTGTACCCGATCCAGTTACTCCTCCTAGTATTGTAGAAGGAACTCCAGGAGCAGTACTTTGTGGGGCAAGAGGAGAACCTGAGAAATCTGGAATACCAGCAGCAGGTCCAGCAAATTCTGGATTTCCTGTAAAAGTTGCTGGGAAGTTTGAATTTGGAACTCCAGGTGCTGGCGATTGTCCAGTAGGTTCTGACGTTGTAGTGCCCCCAGTAGTTTTTTCAATTAAGTATCTTGAAAAAGTAAAAGAGACTGTGCATTTTAATAATTGCGAAGAGTCATAAGATACAGGCATAGTATTGATATTAATCGGAAAGGCATTGATAAATCTATAAGTCAAAGATGGACCTTCATTCGGAGTTCCAATATCTCTTTCAAATTTAGTAATATACAATTCATCTGTAGTATAATTGTCTGGAAATTCTACTCTATAAAAATAATTTCTATTTTCGGTTGCTGGTTTTTGTCTTTCCCCCGCAATAAATGCTATCCAACTTTCAAAGAAATTAATGGGTCTATAATCTCTATCAACATAAAACGTAAAATCCATTCTATCATCATATGATCTCCTATATGCATATCTTTCAGTTACACCGTGAAAGTCATCAATAATTTCATTAGTCATATAGTTTACTCCGGGAAGTGATGCTTCAGTGCAAGAAAGTTCAATGACTTCTTGGTTTGTTGAATTTTCATAATCAGCACCAATAAACCCTTGACCCTCCCGTCGTTTTAAAAAGTCAAGTAATTTTGTTCCACTTGGGGCGCTGGGAAAAAATCTGCACACATAATGAGAAGTTAGAGCAGGACGTAAAAGTCTACTCTTAATGGTAGTTAATGAAGATACTTTTCTTGGTATAGGAGATGCCATCTATAAATAGATTTGCTTATATATTATGTATGCGACGTAATGGGAGAAAGTATAAAGAGCATCTACAAACCATCTCATCCAGAAAAATATCAAGGCAATCCCAATAATATAATCTGCAGAAGTAGTTGGGAAAGAAAGTTTTGTTATTACTGCGACCATAATCCAAATATAATCTCCTGGGCATCAGAAGAATTTTGCATCAATTATTTGTCACCTGTAGATAATCGTATTCATAGATATTTTCCAGACTATCTTATTAAGGTAAAAGAAGAATCTGGAAAAATAAAGACTTATGTGATTGAGGTTAAACCAAAGAAGCAGACGGTTCCTCCACAGAAAAAGTCAAGAGTAACTAAAACTTACTTGAATGAATGTAGAACTTATGCGGTCAATCAAGCAAAGTGGAAAGCAGCAGAAGAGTGGTGTGCTGATAGACTACTTGAATTTAAAATTATTACCGAAGAAGATTTATTCTAAGAGTCTAAATATTTAAAAGTATAGCGTCTAATGGAAAAAACCGCCGTCAGTGGTGTAAGTACACTAAACGGAAATTTTTATCAAACCCAAGTAATTGATAATGGGAATGGAACATTCTCTTCCACTCTGTTTAGAACTGATGCGCAAGGAAATAATCCTGTTCCTATTGCCGGATACTCTGCTGATAGTGGTGGAAATGCAGTAGTAGCAAACACTGACAATGCTACTCCAGAAGAACAACAGTTAATAGCAGATCCAAATTCATCATTAAATCAACTTAGAAAAACACAAACTAGGACATTAGAAAGTGAATTTTTTGGACAAGGTAACCCTCAAGCACCAAATCCAGATGAGCAAGGTGGTTCTACTCCAGCAACTCCAACTCCTACTGGTACAGCACCTGCCAGTACAATGTTCAAATATCCACTAAAAATGGATGATGGACAAGACAAAATTAAATTTGTACCACTAACACTAAAAAAAGTAGATTTAGCAAGTGGTGGTCAAATTTCGGTGAAAAGACCCACATACGAAAAAGCAAAAGATTCTACTCCCATTTTTATAGGAATTCAGGGAAGTATTAGTGATAGTAATGCAGTATCATGGGGAAGTGGAGAATTAAATAAATTTCAAGAAGAACTTGTTAATTTATCTCTTAGAACTATGAGTGAAGGCATGAGTGCCGTCACAAAAGCAATAGATAGTTTTCAAAATAAAATTACAGATAAACCCTTTGTTAACCAACTAAAAGGTTTGGGGCAACTATACTTAGCGGAGCAAGCTACAGGAACAGCAGGATTGCAATCCAGAATAAGTGGATCAGTTCTCAACCCAAACTTAGAACTTCTTTTTCAGGGACCCGAATTGAGAACTTTTCAATTTCAATTTAAAATGTCTCCCAGAAGTAAAGATGAAGCGGATATAGTAAAGAAGATAATAAAAGAATTTAAGCGCAATATGGCAGTTAAAAATGAAGGGTTATTTTTAAAAGCGCCCAACGTTTTCAAGATACAGTATTTGAAAGGAATGGAAGTTCATCAATCAATAAACTTGATCAAGGTTTGTGCTTTACTTAACTTTGCAGTTGATTATACACCTAATGGTTCTTACATGACTTTTGGTGGCGGAGAAAACGGTGACCCAGAAGCATCTATGGTTACTTACAATTTATCAATGACCTTTCAGGAGATTGAACCAATTTATCAGAATGATTATACTAAATTTGATTATGGTGATGGAGAACAAACTATTGATAATCATCAAATAGGAGCATAAAATGGCAAAACCTTATTTTAGAGAAATACCAAATTTCGAATACATCAGTAGAAATACTGGTGAACAAAACATTTCAGATTATGTTCCCGTTAAAAATCTATTCAAACGTGCAAAATTAAGAGAAGATATTTTTGGTGACCTAAACTTCTTTGAAAAATATTCAATCATTGGTGACGAAAGACCCGATAATGTTGCCTTTAAATATTATAATGATGATACTCTAGACTGGGTAGTTCTTCTATCAAATAACATTCTGAATATTCAGTCAGAATGGCCCATGACTCAGAGAACCTTTGATAAGGTAATGCTTGAAAAATATGGTTCTTACGAAAACTTATACTCTGGAATACATCATTATGAAACTGAAGAGATACGTAACTCTTTAGGTGCAACTATTCTTAAGTCTGGAATTAACACCCCACCCGACTGGAAAACTAATGGTAACTTTGTAGAAATCAGTAACTCATCAATACTTTCCATTTTTTCTGGTGATGGTATCAATCCATCAACAACAGTAAATGTAGCAACAACCAATGGTATTATTGGACTTGAAGTTGGTAGAGAAGTTATTATTGATGGAGTTCCTGAAGTTGAATATAACGGAAGGTTTGTAGTTACTAGTATTACAGCATTCTCAGGCAACATTGTATTCAACTTTACTTATGAGTTAGTATCAGCACCAAATGTTGCTGCTCCAACCTTATCAACATTAAGAACAGAACTGATTAGTTATGTTCTCCCAGAAACATCAGAAACTCGCGGCAACTCTTACTATTATGAGTTCTGGGATTCTGGATTAGGGTATCCAGTTTTAATTCCATCTTCAGAATTTGTAAATCCTATTACGAATTATCAGTATGAGTCTAAGATTGAAGATGATAAAAGAAATATCTATGTCCTAAAACCAAGATACCTAAACATATTCTACAATGACCTTGACGATATTATGAATTACAAAAAAGGTAGCACTCAATTTGTAAGTGCTACCTTGAAGAGGGGAGATAATATTAGACTTTATACTTGATCAGTCTTCAGCAAGTTTTTGGAAGTATGATAGTGCATCATCGTCGTCATCATCATCCTGAGAAATCTTAGGAAGTGAGGGTGACTTAGCACGACTATAGGACTCTTCCAGTTCTTCCATTACTCGCTCCTCACGACTTGGAGATTGAGTATAGGACTCAAGTTCATCCTCTTGCTCCATTACAGCGCGAGACTGAGCAGGAGATGAAGTCTTACTTAGTCCTAGAACATAGTTCATGCGACGCTCAAGGTCTTCATATGACTTGAACTGGTCTGCAGCAGTAATTGCAGTCAGTGAATACTCTTTCTTCCAGAGGGCCTCAAGAGCATCGTCATCATCCAGGAGTGGTGCAACGCGGTCAAACTCCGACTTGTCGTAATTCCAGTAACCATCTTTCTTTACGATCTTGAGTTTGAAGTTAGCACCCTGCCAGAAATCAAAGGGATTGATTGGATCTTCATCATCAAACTCAGGTTGCATAGCATTTAGAATCTTATCAAAGATCTTTTTGCCATACTTAAAGAGAAATACTTTACCTTCGTTCTGAGGATTCGCAGGATCTTTTACAACGTAAATATTGGAATAGTATGACAGTTTGCGCTTTTGCTTACGTACAGTTTCTTTATCTTTTTCGCTTCCACTATTCCACAGACCGCGATTGAATTCGCTTACTGGATCTTTTTGTCCAAGGGTGGTTAGACTGTTCTCAATATACCAACCACCAGCACCTTGGAAGGCATGGGTATACATCTTTGCCCAAGGAACATCCTCACCATCGGGAGCAGGAAGGAAACGGATAACTGCGGAACCCACCCCAGTCTTATCCATCTCTGGTTTCCATAGACGCTCATCAGCACCACCAGAAGTAGTGCTCATTTTCTCTACTTGCTTGACTAGTTTTTCGGTTAGAGAACCAAGAGAGGATTGCTTTTTAAGGTTTTGAAATGACATTTGTACCTCGTATTGAGTA